CTCTTTGGACATCCCAAGCACAACTAAACGCCCGCGACGATAATGTGCAATGTTCATGTGCTTCCGTTGCTCGTATATTTTCTCGATGCTTTTCATCGGTAAGGGATTGCCTTCACCATCAGGCTCTTCGGCAATATAGTCAAAAAAAGATTTGTAATACGGCAAAGGCAAATCACTGTCATATCTGCCACCGCCACCCTTCTTGATCGACTTCGCTAACCTATAGTTATCTTTGCTACGCGACGTGACGAGTGCCGCTGTTTTGTTTATTGGCGTCGATAAATTACCTTTCATCCACACTTCCCCTTTTGATGTCCTAACGGACAACAACCCATAAGTTAATAATGACGAGCGTTGATTACTGTATCGAATCTTGACATCTATCCGCTTGATCTGCTCTCGACCAGCGGGGCGCATCATAGAGAGGGTCAACTCCGTCTCCGAGGTTCTTTGGTTCCTCGGCCTAACGCCCAGTAATCTCTGACAAAAGAGGAAGACAAGGGTAGTACGAAGACGTACAGGGGTGTCCCATAACGTACACTAGGTGTATACTACCCAAGTCTTTCTCATAGCCGAGGTCAAGACTACCACTAAAAAACTTCACAGTCATAGTGGTTTCTCCCTTAGCCCCTCAATCGAGGGGCTTTTTATTGAGCAAGTGATAAGTAGCGTACCGCTTGCCATCTCTCACAGTGACCTCAGTATGAATCTGATGACCCTGCATCCTGAGATCGTTAATTCTAGCCGCTAGCCGAAAGCAGCCGTAGTTATGCAGTGCCTCCATCGCTGTCAGAGGCGACTTCGACAAGTGGTTTAAGATTTGAATTGTCTGACTCATTTTTACTCTCCCAAGTTAAAAAGTCGTGCAATGAAAGGCCGAAGTAATCGGCCAGTTTGATCGCGCGGGTCAGCGACATATCATCGCTATTCTTCCAGCGGTAAACAGTCATAGGCGTTACCTCTAGCTTCTTAGCCATAGCGGTGCCTGCCGGGTCACCGCATAGATCAAGTAAGGCCGTCAAACTAAAGCCCGGACTGTTAAGGTTCTGGTTCATCTCAATCTCCACCTAGAACGGTATGTCAGTATCAAAGCCTTCATCTGGCTTAGGTGCCAAAGCTTGACGCGCCTGTTGCATACCCTTTGCGTGAACCTCTTGCTTCAGCTTTGTACTAAGGCGCATATAGGTGTTGCCATTCTTGTCCTTGGCAATCCATGCATTCAGCCAGTGATCGGCACCGTCTGCGTTCATGTAGCTGCCCTTGTAGTCAGGGTCAGTCTCTTTTGACTTCTCGTTGTTCTTAAATAGAACGCCGCGGTTTGTGTTGTCATACTCCATTACGCTTCTCCTAATATCAGTTTGCGTGCTTCGTTAAACTCGTTTGATTTAAGGTCTTTACGCTCTGCTGTTGTAAAGATCCCGCCTTTGCTTGGTGCCAGCCACAACGCTTTCTTATCGTCGTTGGTGATCTCGCCCCATGCCTCTGCTACGGCCTCCCAGCTCTGCAAGGCCAGATGCTCCTTAATGAAATAGACCGATGCGAAGTTACGCTGTAACGCTTCGTTGTGCGCCTCTAGACTTTGGTTTACTTCAATTGCGTTCTTAGCCGCCTTGTGGGCTAATTCAGTTTCTTCAACCAACATTTTTTGAGAATTTTGTTGATTCAAAGCATTAATTAACTCATCAGCAGACGCGATTTCTGTTCCCGCTAAACTAGAAGAGAAGAACGCTAAAGCGCGGCCAACAGCGCTAGTCTCTGCATTCTCGAGCGCTGACGTTTTATTAATCTTGCTAGCCGCTCTAACTTCTTCAGCGTGTCCTGTTGATATAACTACGCCACCGATTGCTATCGTGGCCTTCATAATGACTAGCACGTCATTGGCCTCAATCAGCTCTGTTTGAATGGTGTAGTCTGGATGTGCCGCCCTAAACTCTGCGACTCGAAGTGCCACGGTCTTATATTCTTTACCGTGGATTTTTACTTTACCTGTCATTACCTAACCCTCCAGACACGTATGTTTCCCGACTCAACCGTGCGAGACTTGCCATTCATTCCAAAACGCCTCAAAGCACGAATCATCTCACTACGAGCGCGCTTGTTATCCCACGACTGGCTTAACGATTTTGCTGTTTCTGTAGTCAGCAAAACGCTATCGCCTACCTCCATGTTTTTCAAAAACTCCCACGTAAGACCGTGAGGCCCATAATTGTTAATATCGACACCCTTCTCTATTTTCATAATTAAGCTCCCTTTGCCATTTCTTCGTAGGTCACGTCCTCGTAACCCTGCTGTGGAGCCGCAGAGGCCGCGTACTCCATTTGTGCCAGCTCATAACCACGAGCAAAGCCTTGTGCATAAGCATCGCTTGTGCGCGGCTCAAGCTCCATGTAGCGACCGTGGTAGCCACACTCAAAACCACGCCGGTACTCTTTCTTTAGGTAACGAACCAGATCCTTCCAGCCTTCTTCCATCACGTCATCGTAGTTACTCATTATCAGACCCCCTTAAACTAGTGGATTAAAGTAAACGCCGACCGCTTCCGCGATGGCTTCTTGGATGCAGGCTCTGGCGTCATGCCAGTAAGCAGCGCGCAACTTCTTGATGAACGGATCATCTGGCCGGTTGTCACTAAACAACGAGTAGATCCACTCAGCCGAGTTGTTGTCGTACTGATGCATGGCCTCAGACAATAGCTCGTGTGACCACTTATCAAAGTCAATTAGCAGATCAGCCTGCATATCAAGCGGTAAGGTTTCCAGCGCATCGAAGTCACCGTCTATCAATTCATAGACCTCGTGAGCCGTGCTTATATTTAGTCTTTCCATTGGTTTTCTCCCTTAGTGCGTTATTGCACAAGGGAAATTACAACATACTTTGTTATTTATAACAACTGTTGTTATGTAGTTAGTATGACCAGACGGTCGGGGAAGGGTGCTTAGTAGAACTATCGAGGTGGATGAACCGGCCACTGCCTTTTTGATTAACACCGATTCTTTTAATGCCATGCGCCATTGCTATTGCTATAAGCTCGTAGGCGTCTTCGTATGACACGGCAACGTCTACGGCTACCCCTAAGCTATGAGTGCCTGCATTGCCGCCAGAGGCGATTTTACGGGCTTCTATGGGGTGGCTAGGACAGCGATACCCGCTACTAATAAACATAGGCTTACCAAAGGCAACCCGTATTTGATTAAGTAAGTCGCGGAAATCTTCATCAAAGGCTAGCTCATCGCAACCGCACTGACAGCGTAGCTCATCGTCGGAGAAGTAATTCATTGGTTTCCATCCACTGGGTACAAACAACCTCAACATCCAAGACGTTGTGGCAGATTATATTGCCGTATAAGGGTGTGCATTTTTCTCGTTCTAATGGGATGGACTTGTAGTCAAGGCAGATCCGCGTCTCTTCAGTCGTTGTACAGCCAGTAAGTAATAGACCTACCAGCAGGAACCTCATGACCGGGCAACACCTCGTGTTTTCTCCCAGCTTCTTAAGCCACCAAGGCCCAGCATCCCAAGAAGGACAGGCATCATTTCACTAAGATCCAGAGCTGGAATAACGATAGCAGAACCACTAACGACGAGTACAAAATTAGCCACAGGAATAAAGATATAATTACTAGCGAGACCAAGGCAGCAAACCCAGCCCACGCTAGGTCGCCAGCCGCTGATAAAAATTGACTGATGCCCGGCTTCTTTCTGGTTAACTGCAATCTGAGCTTTAGCGATTTCATGCGACTGCCTCTCTGCTAAGGTGGCGATCTCATGGGCGAGACGGTTACGCTCATCCGCATCAGGGATGACTTTATCCAAGAGTGTAGATACAGGCGCTATCAGTTGTTCAATCATTCTGGCTCCTGAGCATACAATGACTCCATCGTTCCAATGCGAATGGTTAAGTCGTGCACGTCTTTCTGTATCGCTCTGAGATCTTCCACATCCATCTGCACACCCTCGATCATCATGTCCTGCCGGGCGTCATCAGGTAACGAGCCAAGCTCACCGCGAGGCCACAAGATGCGAAACTCAGTGTTTCGCTCGATCTCCATCTGAGACTTATCAAGCAAGTGCTCTAGCTTGTTTAGTCGTTCTTGAATGCCAAAGTAAGCCATCGTAGCGATAGACGTAGCCATTACCATCGCAATTAAATTACGAATCGGTATTGTTACGTCAGTGCTTTCGTTGACTTGCACCATTAGCCACGATACCCATACATAACGAGGCCAACAATCGAGCTGATTAAAATCCAAACAAAGCGCTCTGCAACCTTTACGGATTGAGAGTTATACCCGACGATCCCTTTTACCTTGTCGAGGTCTGTCTCTTGCTCGTCCAAACGATACTCTAAGCGATCTATGCGAGCCGCTCCTGCTGTTAGCTTTTCATCAACTCTAGCAATTAAAGTCATTGCTTCGGCCAGCTTATCCAGCTTGGTTTCAATCCTGTTGAGACGTACCGCTTGATCGTCCATGACTACACCCGTCCACCAACTATTCGGAAATTTTTAAAATCCGGGTCGTTTACCTTGCGGATCAGCATGCGCTTTCGACCCTCAGAGTCTTGCCAATCTATGTTTTCCTCTTTCATCCACTGCGCGATCAAATGATCGGGGATAGAAGCGACACACCAAGACTCAGGAAGCTTGCCGGCGCCCATCGATCTGAGCATGGCCGTGCGATCTAAGCACGGGGTGTTGTCATACTCTTTCTCAATAACAAAAGTGCCGTCGTGGTTGTTGTGAAACGTCTCTTTAATCTTCACTTTCAACCACCTTCTTCTTGCGAGGTGCGCGCTTTGGCTTCGGTGGCTCTGCAACAAACTCTACACGAGTACCATGCGGGATGGCCTGCTCGTCTGTTATATCAAGCAAGTCACCGCGGATGTGTTTTTTTCCGTCAATGAACAGACTGCTAACTACTACCTTGTACATACTAACTCCTGAAAAAAGGGGGCCGAAGCCCCCAGAGCGTTATCTTAAGAAGTGGTCAAGTCAGCAACCATGCCTGAAGCTGCTTCGTTCTTACAAACAAGAGTCAGCTCGGTGGTTACCTGACGGGTAGTCGCGTCACCAGTCTTAGCAAGCGCTACGTTCTTAGTAGGACGTAGAACGCCAACCGCCCACATATCATCCTGCATGATAAACACGTCACGTGAACGGTTCTCACGAGATGGGATGAACTCGACAGTGCCCCAAGGAGTAACGTAGACGTCAGTCATGTTTACAACACGACCGTCTTCACCGCTCACTGTTGCACGCTGGTTGTTGTTACCAACAAAGCCAAGCGCCGTGTTCATCTGGAACGCTGACAGGTAGACAGAGTCAGGGTTGCCGCCTTGCTCCCAGATCGACTGCATGACGTCGTCAAACAGAGTCTGAGTAAAGGCACGCTGAGTACCATCTGTACGAGCGTCAGAGCCGTCACCAGTCGCATCAGAACCAGAAGTGCCTGATGAGGTGTTGCTAGTCAGCCAAGTAGGCGCACCAGCCAACTCACGAGCTGTAGTCGAGTCGCCAGCTACACGCGCGTTGTTGTCAAAAAGAGCCTTCTCGATGTCCAGCTTCTGCTCTTTGGCTACCTTCAGTGTCTGGTAGGCCATCTCAGCAGCACGACCTGCCTTGTTCAGACCCTCGTCTGTGTCAGGAATGATAACAGCGTTCTTGAAGATCTGGGTGTAGTTACCGCGGCGAGTAGTCGCAGTGCGAGCCTCACCAGTGGTTTCGTCGCCTTCAATGTGCGCGTTGGCCGCTGAAGAGCGAAGCGCGTCTGTCTGCCACTCGTGCAGGGTGTTGGTTGCTTTTGCCTTGCCACACTTACTGTAAAAGGGCGTTTCTTGGGGAGATACGTCGTAGATGACGTCCTCAAGTGACTCACGGATGCCGTTGGCGTCGTAAGAGTCAAAGGTGTTGGTCTTCTGTGTCATGATAATTACCTCTCATTAAGGATTAAGCTCATTGCATCTTGGATGCTTCCTGAGCGTTTAAGTTTCGATCTAGCTTGTCTTTGAGAGTTCTGGTTTGACGCAGTTTTTTTAGCACCCGGTTTAACAGTACGCTTAGGTTTAGCCTTGGCTTTCTTAATCGCCTGTTCCTTGCCGCCTTGTGCCGCCCTGAACTGGATGGCATCGTGCAGTACCCGGAGTACACGGTGATCAGTCACTGCCGCGATCTCTTGCGGGTCGAACCCGTAGACCTCTTGGCTTACCGATAGCATATTGTTGCGAAGGTTAGTGGCCTTCTCAGGGTCTGCGAAGTCAGGAATAACCTGCCTCAACGTCTCCATTTCTCTCTGTAAATAAGCGTTTCTAGCCTGCTGCTCCGCTTCAGAGTTGCCTGCTAGCGCCTGCTGAACTTCAGCCATCTTTTGCTGATATTCATTAGCCTCCCGGTCGTACTTCATTTTCGCTTCCATATAACCTATTGGGTCAGACGAAAAATTTTCCTCGCTAGGTGGCACAGGGGCTGACGGTATTTGCATATTTTGCACTTGGGCAAAAATAGCTTTCGCTTGCTCGCGCTCATTCAGGAAATCACCGGCAATCTGCTCGAACTGCTTTCGCATTTCGGCAACCTGCTGCATTCCCTGCTGGACATATTGCTGACCGCTGTATCCTCGCTTGAGATCCTCTAGGGTGACCCGTTGCTCTATGCCGTCTACCTTGACGGAAAAAGTCTCGGGTTCCTCAGAATCGGCTTCTTCCTCAGCGTCCTCTTCGTAGTCCTCTACCTCGTCATCCTGCTCTGGCTCTTCAGCCTCTTGATCTTCCTCCTCATAGTCCTCTTCGACCTCTACGGCCTCTTCAGGTTGCTCTTCGGGTTGTATCAATTGGCCTATAGCCGATTCGATGCTGCCATCGAATGTCACTTCATCAGTCGTTTCCACGGTGCTGATCCTCGCTGTTGCTGTTTGTCGAACATCGCCTCATCCGTAAGAATGACTGCCATGCGATCCTCGATCTTCGCTAACGCCCTCACTATGTGATGAGCCTCTTCCCGGTCTTCATACGAAGAGTGCGGGTTTAAGAAGACGTTGGCGGCGTCCTCTCTAATCTCTGTCAGTATCACGTTGAAAGCCTCGTCTTGCTTGAGTCTCTTAACGTGTGCTGCTCGATCCTTTATGTTCAAAACGTGCTACCGACCGCGGCCTGAGCTGGCTGTGCTTGTGGGTAACGTGGCTCGTTCTGCAATTGCTTAATCCTCTCTACATCGACCGCAGTACCATACTTACCTATGATCTCCGCGGCAGAAATCAAGAGGTCTTGATCCATTTCGTCTCGCTTACGATCATCCTCAGCGATAGCCTTCTGAGCTTCTAGTTGCAATTTTAACTGATCCGTCTGCATCTTGGCCTGAGCCTTGATCTGCTCTGCCTGCAAGTACGCCGCATTTGGATCTTGCTGTTGCTGACCCTGCTGTGCTTGCTGTTGCATCATCATCTGCTGTTCAAGCTGTGGGTTCATCGGCATAAAGTAGCGGTCAGAGTTTCTAACTCCGTTAATCGCCAATATGTCAGACAAGGTGTTTCTGATGTTAGTCAAAGTCACCATGCCGTTGCCCGGGCCATACGTCTGGAATATCTGTATCTGCGTTTGTAGCGTCTGATTCAAGACCGCAATCTTCTGATCCTCGCGCCCGGTTCCCAGACCTACGTTGATGGATACATCCATTGTGGAATTCCATGACCGCGGATCGACAGGGGTGTAGCTCTGGCCTTGGAAGCGCATCATCTGCTCTTCATCGACATTCTGCACCATGCACTGAAGCATAAGCTTGAACATCTGGCGCATACCGCCTTCCGCAAGGTTGCGAGCCATGACTTCTATCTGCGCCGCCTGAGCCTGCACAGTGGCCTGTACGGCAGTTGCGGTGGTGGCCTGTAGGCTGTCAGGGGATAGACCTGTAGACGCCTTGGTGACGCCTGTCTTGTCTTCTACCTGCTGGTCAAAGTATTGCAGAGCAGAAAGCGTCTGACCCGCTACAAAAGGCACCGCCTGAGCTTGTACGGCGCCAGCCTGCTTCACCCGGATAACACCGCCAATCTCGTTGTTTAAAATGTCATCGACATTGACCGCACCGTCTACAATCTCAATTCTGGGGTTGTTTGTTAGTGCGACGTTATCGAGAACACCGCGGAGCATCGCAGTGGCAGCGTCTTGGTCATTCAGAATAAGATCGGCAACTGACCGGCCATAAAACGTATGAGGCTCTGGATCAACCTCAAACACCGCGAAAGGCAGGTGAGAGCATGGCTCGTAATCCAAAAGCTTGTACTGGTTACCGCCCATTAAAATCTTGTGCATTTGAGCAACGCCAGTACCGCTGACGTCAATCTTCATGTACGCCTCAGTTACAGCCACAATCCGCATAGAGGGGTCTTTAATGTCCTCTTCTGAGTAGTCAGACTCATACCCTCGGCGCTCGTACTCTTCGACCTCAGAGAAGGTGTCAGAGTGCTCTAAACCGCTTAAATCCTTGACGTCTTCGTAGTCATAACCCATAGCCACGAGATCGCCAACACGCATCTCGGTACGATGAGCAACACAGTAATAGTCATCGATAGAACGCGAGTTGCGATCAATGAAAAACTCTTCTGGTGGCACGCTTTCAATACACATCTTGCCGCGCTCGACAGTGCGAGCCAGCTTAAGGTCATGACGGGGCGCCTCCATCTCCATGCCGAACTCATCAAGCTCCATGACCATCTTAGTAGTGTGCTTGATAACCTCGACGTCATCCTCATTAACGAGAAGCGTGAACTCCATATCGTTAAGATCTTGGAAGTCATAAACCTCTTGCTCTTGGTAAGTGTCCCAGTAAACCTTGACGACACCGACCTTCTTAACCAACGCATCGTGGAACGCATCATTTAGCACCCTGTAGCCGTTTAGCTCGTTAAACTGGTAGTGCATATACTTCGTAGCCTGCTCGGCCATGACGACGTCTTCTGTTCCACGTGGAACGTACTCAACAGGCTTGTCAGTGTTTAGAAAAACCCGCATAAGAGACGGCTTGATAGCCCGGATGGTATCCCGAACCTTTGTAGCAACTACCTTAGATCGACCGTCTTCTTCGCCGATATCGACCTCGCCATCAAAGTATCTCTGAGCCTTGATGCGGTCTTCGGCTATCTCAGACTCGCAGAAATCAACAGCGTCACTAACAGCGTCTCGGACGATGCCTTCAATCTCAAGCTCTGTCATTGGCTTCAAGCTCATTGCTGTTCTTCCTCGCGTCCTTCTTCAATACGTTGAGCAGTAGGTCCAACCTGCGAAGTTAATTGAGCTATAAGTGATCGTTGCTGTTCACGAGTCAAATCTCGCGACTGATAGATCAGCCTAGCAATGCGCTCTTTGTTTTGTGGCGTCATTAAGAGCGCGCCACCAGCTAACAATGCGCCTGACAGTTGCTGGAATAAATCTGTGCCGCCCATAGCGCCGAAGCCGCCTGTTGCCGCTACTGTCTGCTTTAACCCGATAGTTTGGTTCTGACCCAATCGATTCACAGCGCGCTCTAAAGCTTCCTGCGCAGTTAGCAATCGAGAGATATCCATGCCAGTCGAGCCATAGCCTTCTATGGTTTCTCGTAAAGCACCACGCGCACCAGTTGCAGCTTGTTCCGTAATTCTAGTTTGTAAGGCAGGCGTCGTAGCAGAAATGCGATCATAATTAAGTCTGTTATCTAAATTCTGCCGTAGCTTCCTTACCTCACTCGGAGTGAAGTTTTGTGCATCCCCGACCTCATCTGCCCAAGAGGCCAAATAATCTTCGATAGCCGCTACATCTGCCGCCGCAGTAGGGTTGGTTCTTGGGTTGCCAAGCTCATTACGCAACTCACGGATTGGTGTAGCGATGTCGTAAAGTGAAATCGTTTTGCCTTCTTTTTCCGCGACTTCTATTAGGCGGTCAAGCTCGCTGGTGCGAGCATCAATAATTTTGTTTAGCTTTGTAAGTCCCTCTGGACTGACAGGTATGCCTTCTTCCAGCAAGGTGCCGATAACCTGCTGCCGTGTTGTTTGCTGACCCATTCGAGAGCGAGGGCTTGTACCCATTTTCAAATTTGTTTCATACGTAGACTCTGGGAAAGAGCGAACCAAAGGCACAGTGCTTGCAGCACCTAAAGTTAAGGCTGTTGCAACGCCTAGTGGGTCTGCCGACTCTAATGCGCCACCGGCTCGTCGTACAGCCTCTGCCGCCGTCTGCGTTTTTGGTGAGGCTTTAGATGCAATCTTTGCAAGATTTCCTGCAACTTTTAACGGCGCGCCGACTAAAGATACGTCCGACATAAAGCCGACAGGATCGTCGTATGCCGTTTGTAATGCCTGCCGTACACTTCCATAGCGGCCAGCATAGAAGCCTCTAAGCGCCTCTAAACCTTCACCTGTAAACATTTCTTTTATGCCTTCGGCCACTAACATGGGGTTAGTGAATACTGTTGCTAAGTCTTTCGCATACTGAGTCGCACTGCTTGGGATGTTTGCCATTGCGCCAGCCGCTGTATATTGGGGTTCGCGATCCGCTATACCAGCCGACCTCACAGGCAAATTTTGTTGCGCAAATCTTGCTTTAGCTTTTGCCTCTAACTCTATCTGCCGCTGTGTTTTAGCCATTAGGCTCGTCCTCTAAGTATGCTTTTCGGTCATCGACGTCAAGAGCAAGCCACTCTGCACTGGTTCCGCCCCAAGTCGCAGGTGGCGTTGTTAAAACGGGATCAGGTTGAGGGGCTTCGGCGTTTCCTAAAAAAATATCTCCAGCATAGCCTATAGGCGGCAATCCATAGCCTGCGGCCACGGCGTCTATTTGATTAAGGTAATACTGACGGTATGGCGCGTGTTGATTCATAGCGCTTTGATACAACATACCAGCCCTAATCAGGAAGTCGTCACGCTGCTCTGGCAAAAGCAATTGACCTGTCTCCAAGCGCTGCATTGCCTGAGCCACGACAGCAGGGATGGGCGTCCCATCTTTCTCTGCTCTTGTTAATGCTGCTCTCGCTCCAGCAGCAGTCGCAAACTCACTTTCTCTAACGACAGAGCCGGGATCTAAAACCTTCATAAAGTTGAAAATCAAAGCAAGGTCACCAGCCGCGCTTGCTTTATTAGCCGAGCTAACTACGCGACCGTAGGCTCCAGATTGCTTCTGGAAGTCTTTTGTCGATTGAGAACTTTCGTAATCCTTGCGTAGCTTGCCTGCCTCTTCTCTTTGTCGCGGAGTAAAACCGTCTGTAGGCTGTTGTCCACCGAACAAAACTTTGCCAGTTTCGGGGTCTACGATTTGATCGCCTTCACCGACAACCACGCCTTTTGACTTGTCAAACATAGACTTCAAAATGATTGGCGCTACGGACGGATTTTGCTCAATGATTGTTGCGAGGTCATCTCTGCCTTGCGTGCGCAAAAAATTAGCTGTTTGATTAATTTCTCTGCCTGCTTGGCGCCTTCCGCGTATGTCAGACGCTCGCTCCATTTGGCCCTGTATAAACGCTTGGTTGGGATTAACAGTCATTGACTGGAGACCTGCGGCTAATCGAGCCCGTGCCGCTGGGTCTTGCATGACGTCCATTGCTCGACGCCCTAGCTGAGACAAACCGCTTAAAAATGGATTGGGTGGCCGAGAGCCGGGTGCAGGCCCGACAGCTTGAGTAGGTTGCATGGCTTGCTGGCGAGCAACTCGGAACCTTTCTTGAGTCGCTAGAGCCTCTGGAGTCCTTGATCGTCGCAACATCTCCATTTGCTCGATCATCTTGCGCTCTTCTTGTTCCATCCTTAGCTGCTCTGGTGTCATGCGCCCATCCCTAAAGCTTTCATAATTTTCATTAGGTTTTCCATTTTGTCGCCGTCGTTATCGGAGGGCTGGTAACCCATCATGCCTACTCCGTATTGCATCTCAGGCACTGGCATCATCTGCAATAAACCACCACCAAACTGCATAGGAGCCACTTGCTCATTCATGGGTTGCGCAAGACCTGCTGCTGTCTGACCCATTCTTTGCAATGCTTGCTTTTCCTCATCAGTCATGTTCTTAAAAAGATCTAAGAGCCCTGACCCTTGTGACTCATTCATGCTTTAGATTCCTAACAACTTGCCGTAATGAACTCTTTGGTAACCAGACTCCCCAGTGCTTACAAACTCAGGGTCTGTCTCATCGGCCATTACGCCCATTGACTCGCCTGACAAGCCAAAGTCGGCGGCCTTTTCGTTCCAAGTCCATGAGTAAACATTTTGACCCGATGCTAATCGACCAATTACTTTAATCTTGGATTTCAGACGTCTGTCTGACATAGACGCGGCCAAGCTTAAGAAATCAAACAGCCCGGGCTGACGGCTGGTCGTCTGTGTCTGTGGTACAGGCGATGCACCCAGCGCAGAAGCCAAGTAACCAAGAGACCTCTCGGGAAATGACGTGTAGCCTTGGAACTGCTCACGCGCTCTGTCAAAGATCTGCTGGTTAAGCATCTGCTGTAGCGCGCCCTGCTGTGCGAGGTCTTGCTGTAGCGTGCGACCCATGCCAAACGATTGCTGTGCCAAGCCGCCTAACTGACCTGCCGCCGCAAGTCTTTGACCCGCACCCGCGAGACCTGCTTGTTGGTTAGCTAGTGCCGCTTGCATTTGGCGACCAATATCCTGACCGGCCATCTGCTGTGCTTGCTGGAAGCCACCTAGTCGAAGGTTAGCCGCGGTACGTGCCGCTTGCTGCATGGCCGCTTCGTTAGCTTGAGACTCTAAAATCGCCGACCGAGAGCCTCCAAAAGCACCCGCCCTTTGCGCTTGAGAGGCCAATTGATTGGCTTGCATCTGCCGAGCCTGCTCAATATCTCCTAACGATTGCTGTACTACAGTCTGCTCGAAAGGATTGAAGTAAGCGCTTAGATCAGTGCCAGCAACTTGTCCTGCCTGCACTTGCTGAGGCTGGTAACCCATACCCGCAGCTGTGCCCATCATTGCCGCTGTCTGGCCTTGCTGTGCTTGTTGAAATACGTTTGGGCCGGTTGCTGTGCCTGCTGGAGCCGCGCCTGTTGCCGGTACTGCTGTGCCACCACCTGCTGCTGGAGCCGCCATAATTAATAACCCCCGCTAAATGGGTTGTTAGGGTAACCACCCGGAGGCAATGCTCCGACAGGTGGCCCTGATGATTGTGTCGTCTGACCAAGAAGCCCCGATGTATTAGGGCCGATAAAGAGGTCTTGGAACGCTTGAGACTGCGCCGGTTGTTGCGCCGCGAGATCAGCTAGTGCTTGTTGGAATAATCCACCAGACCCATAACCTTGGATACCGCCAAAGTCTTGTGCTTGTGGCATGCCCGCTGTTACGTCCATCTGCGGTGCCAGACCAAACATCGCGGCGGCATCTGCTGTGGATTGCATAGCCTGAGTTTGCATCGGCGTAAAGGCCGCAACCTCCGGGCCGTAGTAAGGCATATAACCAACCTTAGCAAGTTGCTCGGCACGCTGTAGATTGCGCTCTGCCGGCCCTTGAATAAACTCTGGTATCTCGACCTGCGTTGTCTGACTACCGCCTTTTCCACCTGACATATTAGATATCCTTTCCTAAAACCGTGAAGGTCTCTTCGTAACCTTTGTTTTTTAAAACCCGCTTCCAGCCTCTGCGACCGGCAATGCTCATCCCTGTACAGCCGTTCATCTTGGCAAACTCCACCGCGGAGCTGTCCATATCCAAAATCTGATCCATATCACCGCCCGCTAGAAAAATATGTAACACCTTCTTCTGCGGATACTTGATGATTTCAGTGACCGCGCATCCACGTGGCGCCGGCCAGAACTGCATTTTTCCCTCTACTACTGACTGCACTACGTCACTTAACGTGTGCGTGCCGCCGGCTCTTTCTATCGCGGCCTCTAGCCACGGCTTGCATCGGAGCATTTCCTCAACAATAGTCGTCAATTATATCACCTAAACACTCTAATTATCGTCAGAGTCGTCGCAGGCGTTGCGGGCTCGTCAGATATACCACTAGCCGCAAAAGCCTTCAGAGAGCCGCTGGTGCTGTCACAGGCCGTAGCAATCTCTAAGTAGTCATTCGCATTAGCGTGCAAAATCACCGCTCGGCTTACTACCGTTGTCTCCGCATTGCCGTGTAACGCCGCCCTAATCGTACTTCCGGTTAGGTTTGTGCCATTCATCTTCGGCCAGAAAGCAAACTCAACCGTGCTCGCCGAGCTTGAGTAAATCTGCGCCGAAAAGCTAACAAGGTAATACCCGGTCTCACTGAAAGTAATTTGCGACCCACTAACAGGTAAACCAGCGTTATTGCTGTCAGCCGTATAACTTAATGTATACGTTGTATCCGCTGCCGCGTAAGCGTAGTCAGAAGTAATAAGAAAATCGCCATGCCCATCAGCTAAAACAATTTGCTTGAACTCACCACCAACAGAAACCACCGGATACCCGTTGACGTTGTCATAAAGCAATATGCCGTCTTCGCTTGCGCTGTCTGCGGTTTGCTTGAAAACAAGCTTCGACCGCACCCTGTTTAAATACTCGACAAGGCGCTCGCCCCAGCTCTTCCACTCAGGGCCAAGAGGCGGTGGCGCTAAGCTCACCGATTACCTCCGGGGATCACATTTAACCTAGGAACGCCAAACCGCCAGTTGTTGTATTCAGTACCGTTAACCCTTAAACGTAACTGCCGGCCTGAGAATCGAGCGCTAACCGGGTTAGACATCGTGTAAGGTCCGTGCGTGCTTTCTGTGTCATTCGGATAAAAGCGAGTCTTAAAGGTCAGCGTTGCTTCTCCCTGCGTTTTCTCGTCCGGGATAATTTCGTTAACCTTCACGACCGACGACCCAAAAAGGATAGGGCCAGACTCAGCGTGCGGTGCCACGTCATCGTGTGAGTAACCCGTCTCGTGATTGTAAAACTTGCCGGTAGAGTCAAACATAATTGGATTTCTAAACACACCCGCGTCAAAACCAGTGGTGCGATCTAATTGCCCAATGTTCCAGTAATTCTCTTTGTAGTTGTAGATCACGTATCGGTCGTTTTCGTTAGACGTCCCTGAAGGGTAGAACCACCACGCCTCACCAAACTGCGAGTTGTTCATGGCAAACACCTTAGACCGCTGTGCCGTGTTGATGTCATTAAAAACGTAATCAAGCACGTCACACTGCATTTCCTGCACCGACGAGCCGTTGAACATAAAGAACCCTTTTGACCCCATCCAGAACGCGCCCTCCATGTTAGGGACGCACGAATGACGCGATATTGCACCGCATGATGTGCCTACGCGCTCGAACTGGAATACCAATTGCGGGCCGATATAAGACGCTGTGTGAGCATCGGTCGTAGTTAGGATTAACGTCTTGCCACGTAATCGATGACCGCTAAGAATCTCGCCGTTTGTGGACAGCTCAAAGTCACCGGCTTCATTAGTCGCCGCGGGAGTCCATGATGTGTTGTCCTCTTTGTCACACCACTGAACTTTCCGCGGATTGCCACCTGCCCCCAAAGCGAACAAAAACCGCTCTCCAGTAACAACCAAACCTAAATTAGATGTCGGGGCATTACTAATCACAGCCGCAGGCGTTGCAGCGTTTAGTTGCCACTCATACAGCTTGCCATCGTCTACCGAACACGCTACGAGGTACTCGCCCCAGCTATCCAAAGACCATGTTGTAGCTTCTTGGTAGACACCACTAGAAACACGCTGCGTGCTGTAATATCCGGCGTTATAAAAACCACCGCCGTAACCAATATTTAAAGCCGCATCTTCGTTACCGGCAGTAAATGACGCCGGGGTAATGTCACTAACAACACCAGACGCAGAGATAGCAAACAGCTTGTTATAAGTACCGACAGCTAAATTAGTGCCGAAAGAGTTGTCTACCCAGCCCAGAGAACCGCGCGCCGGCTTGTCTAATGTAGCGCCGCTCTTTGTGCGCTCTTCCCAACCGCCTATCGGGCCGAGAGAGCCACTACGCCACCGTACAAGGTTAACGTCTCTCCAGCGTCCAGCGCCCTCTAGATCAGTGCCATGACGGTGAACGCCGGGCTGAATATCGACTACCTGTAAAGCCATCTTAGTGACCTATAGCAAAAAATCTAAATTTAAGGCTGCTCGTTGTTCCGTTCGTTACTCTGAATGTTGTCGTTGTTGGCGCTGTCTCACCCAATCCAGCATTGTCTTCTCTGTTTAGGTTGTTGTCTTCTACTGAAACCACAACTTGGAAGCACGCAGTATCAAAAGCGACCGGAAAACTAACGCTAGAGTTGGCGGTGTTTGCCGCCACAGTCGTACTGCCCCATTGCAATGTCAGACCGTTTGGTAGTTTAGTCCACCCATCATCGGCAAGGCTTTGCGTGAAGTCGCTTGTTTCAAGCTTTGCATCAAGTTGCGTCTGAACTGATGAGGTGACGCCGTCTACATAATTTAACTCGGCTGCTGTGGCAGTTACTGCTGTACCGCCTAACGACAGGCTGTTTCCTGACAAGCCATCTGCGGAGACGTCTCCTGAAGCAGTTACATCTACCGCAGTCACATTGGCAGACGCCGCCACTGTGCCGGTGACACTTACACCAGTATTCGACGTAGCCAGTTTTGGCGCGTTTCCACCACCACCGTTGTAAAATAATTTAGTTTCTCCGGTGTCCTGTAGCATCGAAATGAAATTCAAGTCGACATTGTTTCTGAAAATTATGCCAGTCCCGTTAGATTTAATAACAAGACTACCCGGCCCAACTTCTTGAATGTACGAATCGCCACTAGCGCTGTCGTGATATAGCTTTAAATCATTAGAATTTCCTAACCTCAATCTAATGTCATCGGCAATTGTAACTGCGCCGGTTACAGTGCCACCAGCTAACGGGAGCTTTGCATCAAGTTGAGTTTGTATCGCAGAAGTAACGCCATCGACGTAGTTAATCTCAGTCCCAGTTGCGGTGATTGCCACACCACCAACCTGCCACGATCCCGCTGTGAGATTGGGCTGTATAGCGGTTGTGCCGTCGAGCAAGTCGTCAAGAGTGTCAAAGTTAGTGTTGAGCTTGATGCCCCACGTATCCTCTGATGCGCCGACTTCCGGTTTTGTAAGTGAGTACGTCGTGGTTGTCGTGTCAGCCATTAGCCTAGACCTCTATTTTTCATGACAAGACCTGACCCGCTCATTGTTGCTGAGTCAGATGATAAGTTAAGTTTTTGTACTGCAGCGCCGTATAACTGCGCCCACGTTCCTGCCCGAGCATCTTCTTGAAGGTACGCCGCGGTGTGAATAAGCGACCCGTAGAGGTAAACATCCGGGCTGTGGCTGAGTAGCCAATTGGTCGTGTTTGAGTCCGATAGAGCCGGCACTTTTTGGAAGTACAGCAAATCCCCGGTATACGTATCGTCAGGGGTAGGGTAGAACTCAAACTTATCCGCAATGTGCGCGTAGTATTCAGGCGTGCCCGCAGTGTCTTCGCTGCCCATCCTTTTGTCGGCAATGGTCTCTCGGGACGCTAGTTTCAAAGGGTACTTGTTCCCTGCATTAAGGGAAATTGTCTCAAGCCAATCAGCCGGCAAATCTTCAAACTCTGAATCGATTGTAAATGACGTCCGCGACTGCATCTTCCAGTGTCGTAGATCTCGATTGATCTGCGCCTCTGCAAGCGCAATGAACGTCGGTATAGCAGACGTCAAATCATCCCGGTTCAAAAAATCCGCAATGTTCGTCTTTAGCTCTGCAAAAGTAGATATGCTCACAACCAAACCCTTGATGGTGAATTAGGTGTAACGCCATGCGTAGCATCCAGAGCCTCTACAGTCTCACGCATTGAATCCCCGACGAGACGGATGTTGACGTGCCAGCCGTCGATAGGTGCCATAGCTGGATAGGCCAGACCCTCGTC